GCCGCAAGGCCAGTAGCAGTCAATCCATTAAAAGCCTAACGGAGAAGGTTAGGTGGTTGATTGCTCAAACCAGATTTTCCGTAGGTTTTCTGGAACGGTAAGAGTTATTACGGAGAGTTAGTGAACATACTAGAGTTCCTCGAAAGACAGGAGCTTCTCCAGAAGCTCATTGATCGCGGCTACGGCAAGTTGGTGGAGGCCATGCTGCTCAACGAGAGCAAGGTCTACACCAAGAAGGGGCGTCTCAACAAGAGCGGGGCGTGTCGCGTTTTGGGGTGGAAGCCAAAGCAGCTTGAAGACGCTTTGAATAAATGCCGAGAAATCCTAAGCGAAGACTTGGCCATTGACTGAACCACCCATTGTTTTGTAACACAGGCTGCCGGCTGGGCATACCACCGGCAGCCGATTTTTTATCCGCTCTTGCTGGGGTAGCCGGACGTGGAGGAAGACCCATTCGGGTCGCATCACGTCCTCGTAATGTACGCCCTGTCGTACCGCAGGGTCATGTCAGCCAGGAGGACATCGGAACTTCCCATGTCCAATTCCTGGAAGTCACACGACTGTGGCCAGCAGTTGTTGAGTATCCACTTCTCCAGGCAGTTTCCGCACCCGTCGTACAGTTCTACTGTAGCGTCGAGCTTGAAGTTCTCCTGCTCGGTGTCGTTGATGATGAATCGGTAGTTAGCACTCTCCGGGTCGTACAGACGCCGCAGCCAGTTCATTACGGGGTGTTTCCCCTTTGGGTTGTACGGGCTGCAAATGTCGTATAGTGAGAGATTGATCGTCTTCCACTCGGGCTTGCCGGGATAGTAGATGATCTCATTGACGTGCTGAACTTCGATTTCTTTGAAACTGACGCTGGGCCGGGCGGATTTGGCCGGGGGTAGGATGCCAATGCCTTGGGCAGAAACATCGGTGAAGAAAAACAGCCACCGATGTTTCTGCTTGACGACAGAGGTTTCTTTCTCCAGGCCAAACCCGAGGCCCATAGAGCCACCGGGTATGCCCATCGTTCACCTTCCTTGTTGCAGATTGGCTAAGTAACTTAGCAACCTGCACAGCATTCGACAAAGCCGACGCTGCCGCAAAGGGCCGTGTACTTGAACTTCGAGTACCGTAGGGTCAGTTCGATGTCTACCGTGTCCGAGGAGGACATATCGAGATCACCGAAGTTGATGGCCTGCGGCCAAATATCTTGGAAGTCCCAGCGTTCGATTTCCTTACCGCAAGGATCGTACAGAGTGAGGGTTGCCTCAGCACCGTACTGGTTGACGTTAACACCCATCTTGCGATTGGGGTTCCAGAACTGGTAGACCGCACCCAACCACTTGTAGAGGTTGGCCGAAGACGGCTCCTTCGGTGCAACGTCGATATACGTCACCGTGATGGTTTCGTATGTCACCTTGCCAGGAATCCACATCTTTTCGTTGAGGAAGTTCAGTTCCGTTTCGTCAATCGAGATGTTCGGGCGAGAGGCGACCTTGACGAACCAAGGATCAATATCTCCCGTACCGCACTTCGGCTTGACTGCAAACGTCCAGCGGAACTTCCGTTTGAAGATTACGGATGGATCACCGAGACGGTTGATCCCCATATTGCCGTTAAGTCCAGAGAAAGCCATGTTTCTTTTACTCCTTCAGCTTAGAAAGTATCTGCGTTTTCGCTAAACGTTCCGGTGCGGTGTACGGAGAACTCAATGAAGATGAACTCAGCGGCCCGCGTCGGCTGGATGCCGATCTTTGCACGCATTTCATTCCGGTCGATAACGTCCGGTGGGTTAAGTTCGTCGTCGCACTTCACGAAGTAGTCGTGAATACCACGGTCACGCTTAACTGCGTCAAGCACGTCCGAGGCGACGTTGGTGAACTGTGCCCGCAGGAACTCGTCATGCGGATCGAAGAGGAGACGACGCGACCGGCGTCGGATCAGCTTCTCGACGTAGAGCAACATGCGGCGAACATTCACGCGGTCGAGGGCACTTGGACGACGCTGGAGAGTCTTTTGACCCCAGATCGTGAAGTTAGCCAGGTCCGAGAAGTGGATGATCGGGTTAATGCAGTTGCGGTTTCCGTACATCAAATCCCGTTCTTCCAGGGTCGGCTTGGTGTAGGTGTCCAAGATGTTGAACACGATACCCCGAACCTCACCGGCTGGAGCGAACCAAGGGAAGGAGATGTTGTCGGAGTTAACGTAGGTCGCCAGGACGGAGCCAGATGGCGGAACCCACACGTCGATTCGGTTGTGAGTGTCACGAATCTTGACCCACGGCCAGTACAACGCACCAAAGTCGTTGTCCAGCTTGGTGAGGTTAAGAGGGTGACGACCGTTGCACCAGTCAACGATTTCATTCACACTCAGGCCGAACGGCGGGTCGATCACAAAGAAGCAGTCAGACCGCTTGTTCTGGCAGAGTTCGAGGCCCGCGATGATGACGTTCGTGGACGAGTGACCTGGGATGGCCAACAGGTCGATGTCAACTTGCTCAGGCTCACTGAGGGCCTGCATACCAGTGAAGGTCAACTCGTTGCCGATCAGGAGGTCGTCCTGGGCGTCCGGGTCAGTCGGAATGCCGTTTGTACCACCCGCAAGGGTGTAGGTTCCTGGGAGCGGACTAGCCAACGTCGCGGTGTTGTCCACCACGCGGATGTAGTCCGAAATCAACGCCATGAGCGTTTCGACGTAAAACCGGCTTGCCTGGTCCTTAACCAACTGACCCCAGGACTCAACCTGGATGCCGTCGTTGTAGACTTGGATGACGAACGTACCGTCACGGATGTTCGAGTCGATGACCACCTGGGTCAAGTTACCTTCGGTGCCAGGGCTGTCAGCCGTGACTGTGAAGGTGACTTCGCCAGCGACCGATGCGGAACCGGTAACGATACCGGCTGCGTAGGTCACATCGACCAACTGGTTTGACACAGCCGATGGACTGGTGCCGAAGTGGGTCTTCGAGTCGAAGTTGAACAGGCCGATTGCGGTCGAAGAAGACTTCACCACAATGCTTGCGTCACGACCAGAGTGGAGCGTGGTTAACTTCAGGTTGCCACCAACATTCGATGCAACGAATCCACCAGGGATCGTGGCCGCAGTGATCTGGTTGTTGATGTAGGCTGCGATTGCGGCGGTCGTCGTGTTCGTGGTCGGGATGCTAACCTGTTGAACAACGTTGTCGATGTTCACGTTGTCCGTGCCATCCACTACGATGTGCAGGTAGAGGTTAACGAATCCAGAGAAGTTCCAGTTTCCGGTGCTCTGGTAAGAGTTATTCGGATACTTGGCCAACTGGCTCGTCACAGAGGCTGCGGTCATGGTCGTACCGAGTCCGACTACGGAGCCAGGTCCGTAGAGGGAGTTCTGTACCGACACAAGCTCGACGCTCGCTGCCGTGCCGTAGGAGAAGGTGGTCTTGAGGGCTACCGTGTCATCGTCGGTGACGTAGAACGTGATGCCGTCAAGCTCGCTCAACTGCTCGTTGAGCATGTCAACCACTTCCGTCGTGGTGTACTGTGGCTCGCTGATGGTGTTCTTCAGGACGACGAGCACCTTGCTCGCCAGGACTCCATTGAGTCTCCAGCGGAAGAAGGCGTCGTTGGCGAACACGAACGGACCAGGCACGTTACCGATGATGTTAACTGCACCACCGGCTGCCGGGATGTCAACCTTTGCGGTTGTGGCCGCGTCGGAGTTAGATGCCCGGTTTTCGGCACAACGTACAACGTACAGTTGGTTGGAGAACTGGAGATACGCCTCCGCAGCGTAAATCATGTACGGGTCCGCAGTGTCCGGGTGCGGGAACCCGAAGGTCGTGTGTAACTCTCTCAGCGAAGTGATAAGGGTTGGCACATTGATCGGTCCCTTGGTCGCAAAGCCTACGAGGCCAGCCGCGTGGACGCTCGGAGTGGTGTCCAAAAAGCTGTAATCCTTCTCGGTAATACGAACGCTCGGGCTGATCGTATTGGAAGGCGGAAATCCCTTGAGTATCGGCATTTTACTTAACTCCCTCTTTCAGTGAATTTTCTTCTATGTAGCGGACAGTCACGAGTTTCTCTCTTTCTGCCTGCCATATGTAGTCAGTCATTAGTTCATCTTCCACGAGATAGGTGTTATTACCTTTTCCAATCCCGCAGATGTTCAACACAGTGAACTCTTTTGGGGATGGTCCCCTCCGCGAACGAAGAACTAACTGGACTGGCCCCCGTAGCTTATTCGTGATCTCGTACATCCTTCATTCCTCTGTGGAAATCTCCAGCTTGTCCAAGACATCCAGGATTTCGTTTTTCTCGGCCTCCAGTATGTCGATCTTGAGATCGAGCAGGGCCTTCTTTCTGACAATGGGCTGGGGTATATACGTCTCGACCGTCAAATTAAACTGGTACTTGATGACCCTGACGTTCTTATCCCCTGGTTCGGCCTCCTGGTTATTAGCGGTTGAGTCAAGTTTTACGATTGTTTCGTAGTTAACGTCTTGTATGCGTATGTATGCGACAGGCGAGAATTTCAGATAACATTGTTCAAGAATTTGGTTCATGTCCTCCTTGTAGAGCGTCCATGCGTTGAGTTGGTAGCTGATATTCACAGGAATACCGCGTGCTTTGCCAAACACCGTGTCACGGTCGCGGCCCGACTCGCTGATGGTCCACCCTGGCTTCTGGTCTGGCCTGTACTGCCGGAAGTAGTTAATAGCCTTGTGGTAGACGTACCTGTTCATGTCCATTGCGATGTCGCTCTGGTACAGGCTGAGTAGAGGGAGGCGGATGCGGTCCACGACGAAGCTCGGGTCTTTCCTCACGTTCTCCTGGAGGATGAACGCCACGGCTTTCTCAGGTGGGGCCACGGTGATTGGGACCAAGTGAACGCTGCCGTTGTCGTCGGTAACGGTCACGTCGCTGAACAAATCCTTCATCGCCTCGTCGCAGCCACGGATGGCCTGCGAGTAGCGGTTGATCGTCTCTCGACTTGGGGAGGAGCGGAGGTCGTCTAGGCCCCAGCCGCTCCGCTGCATCGGGTCGCAGTTCGCGGCCTGGCCGATGCCGAGCCGCCGGGGCGGTTGATCTACGTTGTCTGCCGCCACGTCCTTCTGCGAGCCGTAGGGCTGCCCGATGGGGTCGGGTCCGCAGTACGAGGACGGCAGGTCCACGTTGGGATTGCGGTCCCCGTACTTGTCGTTGCACTCATTGAGAGTCTTGTCTGCCATGTGCTTCCTGCTTGGGTGATCTCGGTGACTTAAAAGAGAAATGCACCCTATTTATCCTTCTGTTCCTGAATCTTCTGGATCAACCACCTGTGGTCCTTGTTGTCCCAGGTGATCCAGCGTTGCAGGTGAACGGACACCGACTCGGTGGCGGACATCTTCCTGGTGGACGGCGTGTTGGGGTAGCCGAAGTCAGTGTCCACGTCGCTGACGGCGTGGAGGCAGTTAACGGCCTGCGGCCTGGTGCCGCTGTCGTTCCACTTGTACTGGACCTTGCCGCTGTCCAACTCGATGATCCGCTCGCAGGCCCGCCGATACAGTTCCGGGGACACCTTGTGAGGACCGTAGAACTGGACGTGGTATCCGGTCCTGGCACACAGGTTGAGGGTCTGACCGTAGCTCAGGTTGACGCCAGGTTCAGCCGGGCCGTTCGCCGCCCGGACGCTCATGGACTGAGGCATCCAACTGATGGTCTTCATGTCCTGGATGTTTTGCTTATCACACCGGCAGAATACTGCGAATGTGTGGGAGCCGGTCGGCGTTTGCAGCGACTTGGACGTGAGTGTTCCCAGGACCATGTAGAAGTCGTTGCCGGCCCCGATGGGGTTGCGGAGTGGCGGGCTGCACATACTCTGTGTGCCGCTGGGCTGTACAGCCTGTTGTTGGGGTGGCTGGCTCGAATTGACAGCACAGCCTATTGGCAGCAGGGCTGCCACCAAAAGAAGTGGTGCTTTTCTCATAGTGCGGGTATGTATTGTGGTTACTACTATAATTCCGACGAGAAACCGCAGGTGAGGGACATGAAGGCGTACCGAATCAAGAAGCACCGGATGGAGAACGTGAAGATAAGAGTTATCGTCCAGCCGGATGAGGAGCGGATGGAAATCCCAAAGGGCGGTAAGTACGACGTGCCCCCGCCGCCGCCGTTGGCGAAACCCAGGCTGCTACGCAGGCTGTTCACCAAAGTTCACAGGCCGAGCTACGACGGCAAGATCGAGTTCACTTTTGAAGGTGAAGTATGATCGGATTCACCAGACCACAGGTCCACGACGACGACCGCCGCCGGGCCGTCAACGACTTGTTTCAACTGCCTGCCAACGCCGGGCAACTCAACATCTCGCACATCTACCCAGGCGTCACCGTCGCCTGGCATCGCCACAAGAAGCAGACCGACTACTGGTACTGCGTGAAGGGGTCCATCAAGGTGGGCCTCTACCACGATGGCCTCGGGAAGCTCCAGTGGGAGTACCTGCACGAAGGCGAACGCCGCGTGCTGGCCATCCCGCCTGGGGTGTGGCACGGCTACAAGAACATCTCGAAGGACGAGAGCGTGCTGCTGTATTGGGTGACTGAGAAGTACAACAAGGAACAACCCGATGAGGAGCGATGCCACATCGGGTTGTTCGGTGACTGCTGGGATGCACCAGTACGTTAAACGATCTTGTAGCTCGGCTGCCCTTGCGTGACGCGGCCCTCGCCGGTGGTGAGGCTCTCCTGGAACCGCTTGCAGATCACCTGAATGCGGATCACGTTCCAAGCCTTGTACTCCCCGGTGTTGCACTGCACGATCTCCCAATGCTCCCGCAGGTGCGGGCTGAACAGCCGGCTGCCGATCTTCGGCGGGTGGCCGAGCCGCTGGAGTACGTCCTGGTAGTTGAACTCGAACACCATCTCGTCCGGGGCGTCGATCCCGAACAGGCCGAGGGTGTTGGTGGACGGGATTGGCTCGTAGAAGCAGAACAGTTCAATCGGGTGCTGGGACCAGACTTTGGCCCGCGACTCCAGGTACAGCGGGTCGATGGCCTGCTGCGAGATGAAGACCTCGTAGTAGTACACCGGCGACCCGCCACGCTGGATGGCCTCTTGGTCCCACAGGTTGAACAGGTCGTTGTCCGGGCTGCCTGGGTCGAACTGTTGGACACTGCCGATTACATGGTAGGGCGTACCGTCCGTGTTCCGAATCATCCAACCTCCATGTCCTTGGTGTAAATCTTGGGGATGAGGAATGACCCACTCCCCACTTCGATCCGCACCATAAGCTCGTTGACCTCCGTGATCTTGCCGCCGTTCGTCTTGAAGTCGTCGGCCAGGATGTCAGCAACCTCGGTCTTGTTGCTCTCTGCGATCTTCTGTTCAAGTCTGGTGAGGCCGAGACGAGGCTCTACCATCTTGCCGATCATGGCTTCTTGCAGCTTCGTCTTAGCCTTCTTCTTCCGCATCTTTGGCTGGCCCTGCTTGGCCAGCCAAGAGCGGAACTCGTGCAACGAGAACGAAGGCTCTCTGTTGTTTCGCTCTGTCATGGGTTAAAGCTCCGCAGTAAAGAAGGCTGCAAGTCCTTCTTCGGGTATATAGGGTACATGCCTGTAGTTTGGGCCACTGGAGTGGTCCCCGACCCTCACCCGCTTGTGGGGCTGGTGGGCGAACCAGTACATGCTGCCTTCGACCAGGCTGTGCGTGATTTTGTGCTGGGGGTACATCCACAGGCCGTTCTCCAACTTCTCCGCTGCTGGTCGCTCGTCCGCGAATGCGTCGTCGCAGCAGAATAACAGGATGCGGGCCGCACCGAGCTTGTAGGCGATGCTGATGGCCGCACAGATGGGGTTCCTGTAGTCGTCAACGTAGAACGAGGCGTGCTTGGTCTTCGGCTTGAAGTTTTCCTCGAACGTCGGGTAGTAGACGTGCTTCGGCCCACGGTAGCGAACCAGGAAGTCGGGCCAGGTCCGAACCGAGGCGATGCACGGCGGGTAGTAGCGGTGGTCGGTGGGCAGGTACGCCATGCACTCCTCGTAGGGGTTGTTCACGACGTAGTGGTTCATCGCCCTGCCGCCCTTCACGTCCCACTTCGCCAGGCTGCGGTTGGTCCCCAGAATCAGAACGTCCGGCGGGAGCTTCTTCAGCAACGCCTGCTTCGCCTCGAAGTCGTGCCCGTCCGAGACGATGCAGACGTGCGGGTGGAATGCCGAGTCGTTGTCGAAGTTCAGGAGGTCGCTGGCCTCGTTCTTGATCTGGTTCTCGATCAGCCGGTGCTTGTCTTGCGGCGACGTGAAGTTGTTGATGTCCACGCTCGGTGCGGGCTTCGCATAGTTGCGAACCCACACAGAGCCGGCAACGAGTAGGTACTCGTTGCCGTTGCTGTGCTTCTTGATCCTCATAGTCTAAAGTAGTCAGTTAAGCCTTATTTCACCGGGCAAGGCACGATGGCCACGCACTGGATTTGCTGCTTCTGCTCTTCGAGAATCTGCTGAACGCCGTCCACCGCGAGCGTCACCATCACCGAGATCGGGATCGCCTCGGTCGGCGGCAACATCTGCACGGTCGGGTTTTCTGGCATCTCCAGCCTCATCACGCTGGGCAGGTTGTGGATCAACTCCACGACGCTCGGCATACCGACCACCTGGATGGCGGACGGCAGCAGGCTGGCATCTATCTCCAGCTTCGGCATCTCCGCAGGTGCGAGCAACTGGATCGCCTCCGGTAGATCGGACACGTCCAGCTTGATCGTACTCGGGCCGTCGAGGACCAGCTTCAGCGGTTCGGGCGGTGCCAACAACTGAATCTGGCTCGGCAGAGGCGGGCCGACGTACTCGATGGACATCACATCCGGCGTCAGGAGTTCGATCTGACTCGGAATCTCGTGGACCACTTTCAGGTCCGGCAGCACCGGCGGCTCGATGACGATCACTGACGGGAAGCCTTGGAAGTCGTAGTTGATCTCCATCTCTTCCGGCTGGGTCCAGTTCTGGTTCGGGACGAACGGGTTGAACTGGTCCACGAACTCAGGTTCCCGGAAGTTGATGGCGGCACTCGACGGGCAGCACGCACAGTTGCACGTCACCGTCACGTTCACCGGTACGGTCGGCGGACTACCCCAGCACACCGGAACGCAAGGCGGGTTGCCAAACGTGATGGCCGGGAAGGTCGGGGCCGGGCCGAACGGGATCGCAGGGAACGACGGGACTGGCCCGAAGTTCACCGTGATCGGCGGGATGTCCGGTGGGATCACATAGATCGGCGGGATGTCCGGTGGGATCACATAGATCGGCGGGATGTCCGGTAGGATCACATAGATCGGCGGGATGTCGATAGGAGGCACGTCCACCACGATGTTCGGGATCGGCGGCACGTCTACGAAGATGTGCGGGATCGGCGGAATGTCAACGACGATATTCGGAATCGGAGGGATGTCCACCTGGATGTTTGGGATCGGTGGAATGTCCACTTGGATGTTCGGTATCGACGGAATGTCAACGACGATTGGTGGGATGTCCACCTGGATATTCGGAATGCTCGGAATATCCACCTTAATGTTCGGAATAGACGGCACGTCAACCTGGATGTTCGGGATGCTCGGAACGTCCACTTGGATGTTCGGGATCGACGGAACAACGAGGCTAATGTTCGGGATCGAGGGCACGATCACGTTAATGTTCGGGATGCTCGGAACGTTAACGTTGATGACGCTCGGGATGTTAATCGGACTGAAGTCAACCGCGATGCTGATCGGCCCGAAGAACGTGGACGGGAACGGACTCACGTCAACGCATGGGAAGACCAGCGGCGGGATGATAACGTCGTTCGGCGGGATCGACACAGGGGGAATGAAGATGTCACCGATCTCGGGGCATACCGGGATGGGTAGCTCGATGATCGTCTCTTCCGGCGTCTCCTGCGGAGTCACCGTCGAGGCACGCTCAATCGGGGACTGCACGATCTGGCACTTGTCGTTGCCGATGGTGATGATCGGGTCCACGTTGGCGTTGGGTGCGTACCGGTGTTCGCCGGACGCGACCGACTTCGTGAACGTCCCGTCCCCGAAGTCGAGTGTGAAGTTCGTGAAGGTGCCAGTCACCTGGATGAAGTAATTCGCCAGGATGCCGGCAGCCGGGTCGTTGGCTATGATGTTGAACGTGAATGACACGTCCGGGCAGTCGAAGTCATCGAAGATGATTGGGGTCTGCCGCAGGTGGCGGATACGCCAGTCGAGCGTCTCCTCGATTGGGGTGAAGTTCTCACCGACGAAGTTCTCGATGTTCAGGATGGCGTCCACCAACTGGTTGTGGTGTTCGGCCATCACGAACCCACGGACCATCTCCCCCGCCAGGTTGAACCTCGTGTGGACGCCGCCCAGGTTGCGGACGCACCGCTTCAGGGTCTTGACATAGCCGTTCGAGTCCTTCTCAACCGCGTCGTAGTAGAACATCTCGCCGCTGATCGTGGCGAAGCCGTTGTCTGCCCAAATCTCTGTCTGCCCAGGCTTACGCGGCTTGACGGGAACCTCCTCGGCCCACGGCTCGTTGTTGGACGTGAGCGGGGCCTCGGACGTGTTGTACACCAGATAGAGGGTGTAGTCACTGTCTATGCCGTATGGGTAAACAGGAAGTGGCGGGAATCCAGTTGGCATGGCTGTATTTAGTAGACACTCATAAGGAACTGCTCCCCTGTGGGCCTGGACCCGAGCGAGCTAAACGATAACGTCGCCTCGTTGAATTTCAGGAACACCCTGTCGCTGTAGTCGAAGCTCAGGAACGCCCGCCGGTCCCCGTCCGACGTGGCCACCAGGGAGTTGCTGAGTTCATCGAAGTCCGGCTGGCTTTGGTCCTGGAGGGAGCGGAATGGGATGGAGGCTGCGGACGGCGAGCCGACCGCCCAGATGTTCGTGGTGTCGTTCCAGACCACGATCTCGCCCGAGTTGTTGAAGAAGTAGATGCCCCCAGACAACGCCACCAACTGCCCGTCCAGCTTCATCGAGCCTGGCATGTCGGGCAGCTTGCGGATGAACTGGAACTCCTCGGAGAGCGTTCCCTCGGTGCGGTAGAAGCTCTTGAGCCTGAAGTACGGGCCTACGCCGTCGTTGCGGACGATGTAGCCGGTGTGTCCCTTCCAGCAGGTGCGGTACACGCTGTAGTCGCCGTGGGTGCCCAGGCCGGTGTTCTGCATCAACTCGTCCGCACCGTTCTTGTAGTTGGTCCCGTCGAACGTGACCGGCGTCGAGAAGGTGTAGTTGCTCAGGCTGAGGGTGTCCTTCTGCTGGTTGGTCAGCGACGAGCCGGGCGTGTTCGTCGGCATCGTCGGGTCCGTGCCCAGCAGGAAGTACACCTTGCCGGGTGCCGGGAAGCTGACCCAATTCCAGCCCCGGTTGAACGTCGTCAGGCCCAGCGGGTCGGCCCAGGTGTCGGTGAACCCGACGTACTCCTTGAACCGCACCTTGATCGGCGTGCCGCCCTCGCACCAGTAGACCAGGGACGTGCCCTTGTCGCCCGAGGCCGTGGAGTTCTTCTGGATGAACCCGTTGTTGCGGAGGAACTCCTTCGTCTGCACGTCCACGTCGGACGGCTGGCTGCTGAGGATCGTGTAGTCCCTGGTGACGTTCTGAGGCGTCCGCGTCCCGATCTTGAACGTCTCGCTGATGAGTCCGAACTCGTAAGAGTAGACGCTCTTGGTGATGGCGTTCGACGTGTCCGGGAAGACCATGTAGAACAGATTTGTCCGCTCGATCACGTTGATGATGTTCTTGAAGATCGTGGTCCGGTACGCCCCGAGGGCGGTCGAGGTCTTAAGCCTTATGTCGTAAATGCCGCCCACGCTGTAGGACGCCTTCGCGGACGGTGCGTTGCCGTGGGAGAGGTCGTCCTGCATGTCCCAGGTGTAGTTCGTGATCGGGTCGGACGGCTGCTCGCCGTTGTCCGAGATGGTCACGTTCACCAGGGCGTTGCTGCGGGTGTGTAGGACGCCGCTGATGAGCAACTGCGTGGCGTTGTCCGGTGCGAAAGCAATGGTGGCCTCGTCCGGGGCCTGGACCCGAACGGTGATGTACTTCGGGATGGTGATCGTGTCCTCTCCGAAGTCGTTGGACACGGTAAGCTCGATGTCGTAGATGCCAGGCGTGAAGTAGGTCTTCGTGACCGTGTGTTCGTTCGCGTTCGAGATGACGATGTTGCTCGGCGTGCTGATGACGCTCATGGAAATCACCGAGCAGCCCGAGATGCCCTGGTCCCCGAAGTTCCAGCACCACTGCGTCGGGTTGCGGAAGCTCATGTCTTTGAACTGGACAGTGAGCGGGGCGATGCCGATCCGCTTGTTGACGGTAAACCACGCACGCGGTCTCAGCACGAGGCGACGGAGGAAGTTGATGCGGCCCTCCATCGTCGGGCCGAGCGGCTTCGTGTCAACCGTACCCTTGATCCCGATGAACTCCTCGATTGCGATCAGGGCGTCCTTGAGGTTGTTGTGGTGCGGGGCGATGACGTTCTGGGTGACGTGCGTGATGTTCTTCGGCTTGGCCGAGTCCTCAAATTCCGGCAGAAGCTCCAGGCCCTCGAACGTCGTGGCCGTCCGGGCTGAGTACCAGAACGAGATCGCCCTGTGGTGTGCCTCGCTCTGCTGTTCGGTAAGCGTTATCAGGCCCGAGGCCGGAAAACGGCTGGTGTCGCCAGTGACCTTGATGATCTTCTTCCCTGGGAGGTAGTCCTCGACCAGAGTGACGCGGAGCGAGTCGTGTACTTCGTACAGGTTCTTGTTGCTGTCGAAGGCATCAGGATACAGTGGTGCAACCGGTATGGTCATGTGTCCCCTTAGTCTGTCACGGTAATTACGTCACTGAAACCAACTCTCTTCAAAGTCCCGTCCGCGTACACCAGGAGGAGGTTGGGCTGGTACTGCCCGGCCTTCGTGTACTGGTGGGTCGCGGTGTGGATGTCCGGGTCAGGCTCGGTGGTGTTCTCACCGTCGTCCCAAATCCAGTACCTACTGGTGATGTTGCCCTTGGACTGATCGACAAACTGGAAGGTCGTAGAAGTGGTTCCGACGATGGATGTGGAGTAGAAGAACGGCAGGTTCTCCTCGTCGTCCACGATTATGTAGTTGTTCTTCGTCGTAATTCCCGTAGCACCGAGCGAAGTAATCATGCTCAACTTCACGCTGTACACGCCGGGTGCCAGGTAGATGTGGGTAGGGTGCGTCTCGACGGAGGTCGAGCCGTCACCGAAGTCCCACAGGAACCGCAGCGGCGGTGCGTCGGATAAGTTCTGGAACCGCACTTCGAGGGGCGGCGAGCCTTTGCGGGGCACGGCCCGGAAGAGCGGCTTCGGGGCGAGGAACTGGTATTCCAGGCCCTTCAGGATGCCGTTCAGCGACTCCGGGGCCGGATTGTTCCTGGTGCCGAGGTTGGTTTCGATGTTGATAATCGCGTCTTTGATTGCGTTGTGGTGCTCGGCCATGACGGAACCCTGGACTTTCGTTCCGACTGGCCAGGGCCGCTGCTGCGATCCGACGAAGCCACGGATGATGTCCTTGAATACCGTCTTGGTCTTGCTCCTGTAGTAGATGATCTCCTTGCCGACCTTGACGAGGCCGTTGTCAGGGAAGCTCGATGTGTTGTCAACCACGAAGAATCTGCCGACGTAGTTCAAGCTCTGGGTGAGGAACGTCTCGGCGTTGTTCGTCGCCTTGTACAGCGTGTCGTAGGAGTCACGCCCGACCGGGTAGATGGAAAGGTCGCCGGTAATGTACCCCTTGTCCAACGATGAAATGCGATCAATAGCCACTTCTGTCCTTTGTTAACACGGTCATGTCCTGGATGTTGATGTAGTGGATCACTAACATCTCGATTTCGTTGTTCACCAACTTGCTCTGATGCGAAAGGTATATAGACCCGGAACCGCCATCCTTCACGTCCAGAATGGACTCCCAGAGGGACTTGCCACCCAGACTCAACACGAACCCGTCCTGGTTCATGTGAACCGCGTCTATGCCAGGCGAGGCGAAGTTCCTCAGCTTGTACTTGCAGAAAACCTCCTCGGCTGGCTCGCTCGTCACCGGGCCGTTCACCCACACCGGAAGGCAAATGCCAACTGTTTCGACCTCAGAGAGAGGGTTTTTCATCATGTACCTCTCTTCTTTCGTCAAAAACAAGTTGTGTGCGATAGTTAGGAACGCAATCGGGGCCGTCATGACTACAACTCCTCAAAAACTAACATAGTGCTGGTACATATCTTTATCACTTTCGCATCGTGAAGGTAAGTTATGAAGAAACTCTTTACATCGCTTGTAGCCGCCGCGGCACTAGCGGTCGGCCTTCTAATGGGCATCGGGGGTGGCCCCCGCTCTGACCCAGAAGTGCAAACCCAGGAGCCGGTCCGAGAGTTGGCCAGGGGGCAAATACTCCCCTGGCTCGACCCGGAGAACGTGCAGTGCCCGCCCAACTGCCCGCCCCAATACTACTACCCACCGCAATACTACTACTTCGGCCCACAGTACCAGCCGTACTACCCTCCGGGCGGTCAGTTCTTCCGGGAGGAGATCAAAGCCCCCATCGAGAACCGTGGCGAGGAGTACCGGCCCTGGCTTAAGAAGTCCGTCCGCATCCGCAACGGCAACGTCTCTGGTTCGGGAACGATTTGCTACTACGACAAGTCCAATAAGACGGCTTACATCATCTCCTGCGGCCATCTGTTCCGGGGCGGGGAGAAGACCGCCGAAATCCACGTCTTCTACAAGAACAACACTAAGCTGGATCAGGTCAGCAAGTACACCGCGACCGTCCTGTGCTTCAGCAACTCCGAGGACATATCCTTCATGAGCTTCACGCCCGATTGGGAGATTGACGACTACGCACCGATAGCCAAGGTGGACCACACCATCACGGCGGGTGAGACGTACTACTCGTGCGGGTGTGACGGGGCCAGGGAAGTCGCCTGCTACCTCATGAAAGCCAAGGGCATGGAGGGCAGGAACTTGGTCCTCACCGAGAACGGGCCGCGACACGGCAGGTCCGGCGGCGGTCTGATGACGAAGGACGGCTGGTACATCGGCATCTGTTGGGGTTCCACCGACCCGTACAACGGCACCGGCAAGGGACTTTTCGTGCCCCTGAGCCGGATTCACGCTTACGCCAAGCAGCAGAACTTGGGGTGGTTGCTCGAAGTGGGAAAAATGCCGCAGTCGGAAGCACGCCGACTGCCGATCATTAACTGGACGGGGCCGCAGATACAATTTCCTGCGGACTACATCCCGTTACCGTGACCTAGACTATAATGGTTAGCGACGACCGAACTTCGCCAGGAAGGCGTCCCGCCGCTTGTCGGCGTCGGTCTTGAGGCCTTCGTAAGGGGTCGTCGGGCCGGGAGGGGCTGGGTTGCCGTGCAGATCGGCGTGGAGGGCATGGAACTCGTCCCTCTCGCTGGGATGCAACGACCGGCTCATCATCTGAAGCTGCTTGTAGCGGGCTTCCTTGGCCTTGCGTGCCTGGACATGCTCGGGTTCGGGGAGGCCCTGGTAGGTGATACGCGGCTCGGCTGCGGCCTTCCTTTCGGCCTCGACCCGGCGGCGGATGAGTTCGTTCATGAGGATGCCGAGTATCTGGTGGTCGCGGGTGGTCTTGGGCCGCTGGCCCTTGAGTTGGGAAACGAGTTGCTCGATGGCCTTTTCGCTCATCCTAGCAACCTCGTCCTGAACCTGGCGGATGAAATCGAGATCAACGGCTTCGCAGATTTGGTAAAACGTCTTCATTCAGCACTCTCCTTTGTCGATATGTATGAAGGGGTGCCCAAAAATGGGAGGCGGTCGCCGTGAAAAATCCGCCTGACTACATGGAGAAACTCCTGGCGTGGGTGAAGACCCACGTCGTCTGGCAGGGAGGCATGACCGGGGAACTCGACATCCAGTACGTCCCCGGCAAGGACGGGTGGGAGGCCCACATCAAGCCGGTCAAGTACGTCCCGGCGACGATCATGTTAAGCCTTATCTCGACGGCCTTCGAGCAGCCGCTCATCACCGGCAGCTTCGGCACCGACAGCGTGCAGGTGAGCGGCCAGTACGGGGCCGTGAAGGTCTACCTGATCTTCCACTTCTCCAGGCTGCCCCACGAGCCGTCACCAAACTGAAAACGAAACAGGCCACCCGAAGGTGGCCTGTTCTATTTCCATCATCCAACAAGTGGATTACGTCAAGGTCACGCGAGGCGTGATCGAGACAGTACCACCACCGGACGGGATGTTGAACGGGACGGCACCGCTGAACCGCTCAGACCAGAGAACCTGGCCCTTGCCGTTCGAGGTTACGAAGTAACCGTAGACCGACTCGGACGTGGTGTACGAGAAGGTCTGCTGTGCGTAGTTCGCCACCGTCGTACCCGAGGACGTTGCGACCGTCCAGAGGGAGCCGGTGAGGGTGATGCCTGCGTAGCCGGCTGCCGAGGACTCGGTGTAGGACGCGAGAACGTCGGAGTATGCCGGGGTCAGGTTGTTGGTGTACAAGCGAAGTTCGACGTTTGTTGGTGCCGAGTAGTTCAGCATGTACTTGAGCAGAAGTACCTGCCCAACGTTTGGTGCTAACAAGCTCATGTTAATTCACTCCTATATCTGGCCAGCTAATTGACTCCCAATTAACCTGCGAGTATGTATACCTGTCACTTGTATTTCCTTGGCGAATAATACTATGACAAGGTATGCTACCATCGTGTGAAGAACTGGAGACTCTCAGCGACCGGGAGATCGGCTCCAAGTACGGCTGCTCCACCAGGACCGTCCAGCGGTGGAGGAAGAAGCTGGGCGTCAAGCGTCCCGGCTGGGGTCCGGGCAAGCTGGATATGGAGAAGGCCTGCGAGATTCGCAGGCTGTACTTCGAGGAAGGTAAGACGCAGCAGGAGTTGGCGGATATGTTCGGCGTGTCCCAGGCCGCGATTGGTCGCGTCGTCAACAACATCACATACAAGGAAAGGACTCTCGGCCTGGGCGGGGAGAGTCCTTGCAGCGTGAACTACCGGGTCGATTAGTCCCGCCAGTCCCAATCCATGTCGAGGTCGTTAAGGGCCTTGATTGCCTCGTCGCACTGCCGCATCGCGTACTTGGCGTAGGCGGCGAGTTCCTGGGAGTTGTGGCCCGGATGGTCGGGTTAGAAAAACTCTGAAATGCGGTAGATGTTGTACAGATGCTCGGATAGTTTATTGCGATGGGGAATCCTTTGGAGCAGGTGGCCGATGGCGTTTCCAGCCTGGACGATCTCATTACGGTAGTTAACCTCATCAACCTCTTCCGGGCGGTCTTCCTCCCAACTGTGTCACTTCCTTCGCGTCATCACTGTCGCGTGAGTGGCCTCGTTCTCGAACGCGGCCTTGATCTCATGCAGGCTGACGGCCAGTTGCTTGACCACGCCTGGGAAGTCATTCGGTGCCCCTTCATCCTGCGACAAGTGGAAATTCCGAGGCTTCATCCGGTCGCTGGCATGTCCAGCCGCCGTCGTGGGCCGCGTACTGGACGCCGGCCTCTCCGTGGGTGTACTGACGACCTTCTTTTCGGCGGGAAGGACGCTCGGCCCGGCTGCCCCCGGTGACGGAACCGTTCCTTGAAACTTGGAAAAACTTACCCAAGCACAAAGTTTGACGAAATCAATCCTACTTACTGCCGTTATACGCAGAAAGCCTTCAATGGATTGATACGTACTGGCATTGCGGCAATGCTCCTATCAGGGAAAGTCTCGTAGACTTTATCCCCGATTACTTTTCGTCCGATGTTCAGACTTCCGTTCACATCAGCATGTATTGGTCGGAATGTCTGATACATCCCCTTACTACGAGTACCACTGAGAACAGGAGGTTCAGCATCCCAAACAGGCAGTTGGTCGTGGTCAAGGAAACTCGCCTTGCTGGTATATGCCTCTTCCGTGAAATCCACTGAGATACCAGCGAGAACTGCCTTGTACTTAACCTTC